ATGAGCAATACTGAGGACCGCGCTATTGGCATCTACAAAGATGCTGAAGTGTTTGTGAAGTACTGGATGCCTTCTGGCTATGTGTTCTTCTTCAACACCAGCGCGCCGAAACCGCTCGGTATGCGTACCAGGGATGCAGTGCAGGGCAATTTGCACGTTGCCGCTGACATGGAAATCTATCCACTCCGCGCCCAGTTCATGGAACGTGAGTACGGCCTGGCTGTGATCGAGCGTGCAAATGGCGCTTGCCTCGATACCGCCCACAGTTCGTACAATGCGCCGTCAGAATGGAGCCTATAGGATGGCAAAGAAACAAGAGAATGAGGTGCAGACGGTTGACGCGGTGCTTATCAATGACCAACCTGCACCCCCTGCAAGGGAAGAGCCGAAGAAGCTGGATAAGACTGTTTCTGGTGGTCGCTACATTGTCAATGGCCGTCTGGTCAATTGCAACAATGAGCCTATCGAGGAGTAGTGTACATGGACCGGACGGCGGCAACCAATACGCTGACAGAGCGCTATCGCGAACTGACAGCAGACGCCAAATTTACGACAGATGACACGACAGCGGCGTATGATGCCGCGATTGACATGTCACTCCGCTATCTTGGCGTTGCTGAGACAGACCTCGCGACTGCTGACGTGGAGCAAGCCAATGTGCTGAAATATTTGGCACTCTTGGACTACTTCACATTGGAGCGCTTTTCAACGTTGCTTGCCGCCCGGTTCGATGTGTCATTCCCTGGGCCTGTCAGTGCCAAACGTTCTCAGGCATTTAGCCAGATTGAGACGCTTTTGCAAAGGGCAGAGAACAAGCTTGCCGCGCTTGGCATCGTCATCGGTGCCTCTGGCGAGGCTACGCAATTCGGCTTTATCAATTTCGATTTCCTTGAGCCATCACCAGCGGGAGGTGAATTTTGAGCATCTTCACTGACGCTGACCTGGATGCCCTCGCCGCATTAGCTGAAGACTTGGCGCTCAAAGACACCTGTGAGCAGTTGCGGGATGATGGTGGCGACGATGACGGCGAAGGTGGCAAGGAAAACATTAACTGGCCAGTGATTGCAACTGCGAATTGCATGCTCACCCGTGAGTCAGTTCAGTCTGTTCCAGGGGAAAGCATCATCGCGGATAGGCTCGATGGCAAGACGATACAACGGGCATGGTTCAAGCGTGGTGCGTTGAGCTTGCTCAAAACGGACCTGCTCAGGATTAACGGCGACTTGTATCACATCATCGACCTGGATACGGAAACGTACGAGGTTCTCAAGCCTGTGTCAGTCTGGAAGGTGTAGTATGGCGATAACTGTTGGCAAATCTGCACTTCCCGCCTTGTCGCAAGCGATAACAGCGGTACTCAAAGCAGACGCTACCTTTACCAGCCTTGCAGCGGGGCCGTTTGATCCGCCGAAGGAAGGGCAAGCTTTTCCGTTTGTCGATTTCGGCGAACACGAAGAGCGCCCCTGGTACACCTTTCAAAATACAGGCCGTGAAGTCTTCTTCGTGATGCACATCTGGAGTCAACAGGTGGGCACGTCATCATCTGGCTTTAAGCAGTGTTATGACATTCTCGACGCCATCACAGGGGCATTGGAAACACAAACGTTTGTGATAAACGATTTCGAGATGACTGAGAAGGGCTTTTTACTGGATGATGTCGCGAAGATGCCGCTCCAGCCTGACGGTGTCACAAAGCATCTTGCCATCCGTTTTCACACGTGGCTCAGGAGGAAAACGTCATGAGCTTCAAGGTGAGCATCAGCATTGAAGGTGTACAGGAGACCATTTCCAGGTTGAACCAAATCGAAGAGAAGGCTCAACAAAATCTTGTGAGCATCGCCGGGCAAATTTCAGACGAGGGTAAAACAGCCTGGAAAGAAGCCACGCCGCAGGGCAAAACCGGGCGTTTGCGTGGTGAAGAGAATGCGATGCACGCTGGCCTATCCGTCAGCTTTACCAGCCCTACCAAATATTATCCATTTGTGGATGAAGGACATAACACGCCTGCCGGTTGGCGGCGTCCGTGGGGCTTCCAACCCGCTAAAAAGCGCTCTTTCGTCAAAGGGCGTGAAATGACGAAGAAATTGACAGAGTGGCTACGACAGAATATGCCGCAGTATCTCTCAAAGTTCTTGGATAATGTCTAAACATCTTGTATCTCGACCCTAGCACCCCTGCAAGGGATGTTAAGGCCGGGATGATAGGAGCTTTATCATGGTTGCTTTTGCTGGAGTGGGTGCATCGCTCAAAAATGGTGCAGTCACCTTCAACAACGCTAGCAAATGGGAATTGGACATCAAATGCGATACGAAGGATGTCACTCCCATTGGCGCAGACGGAGCCTGGGCCGTCTACATTGGCACATTGAACCGATGGACGGCAAAAATCACCGGCTGGCTGGATATGGCGGACACAGCTCAGACCAATCTCCTTACGCTGGTTGGTCAGAGTGTCCCCCTCACACTCAATGTCGATGGCGTACCCAATGGCTTTACAGGTAGCGCTATCCTCAACGATATTGCGCCAAATGTGGACGCACAAAACCCCGAAAGTTGTGTCTATTCATTTCAGGGAAGCGGCCCCATCACACCGCCGGATCTGCCATGAGTTCGATTGCAGGCGTTAATGGGGATGTTGAGTTGTCCACATCCCCCTCAACCGCTCTCGTCTCGGCTGAGACATGCACCGACCTGGGAGACCACATCCACTATGTCGCGTCCGTGCATCAAGCGTGGGACTTCACTCAGCCCTTTACAGTGCAGGACGGAGATGGGACGACGTGGAATACCGTCACCGACTACACAGTGTACTGGCCTTTGGGGATGATCATTTTCAATACCGCGCGAACAGTTGGCACAAATGACGAGGTGCGCATTTCAGCAGGCCATTACTTCGCCCTTTCTCCCCTTGCAGGGGCGCATGCGTGGAAGGCCAGCGCCAAAGCGGACACAAAGGACTGTACGCCGTTTCAGGCCGATGGCGGGTGGGCAACGTATACCGCTACCGATAAGTCGATGACGTTCTCAGTAGATTGTTTCTCGCATGACGCTCGTGTGCTGAACGAAATGATCAAAGGTGATGATGCAATCAACATCAGTGGTGGCATTGTCCTGTGCAAATTGTACTGGGATAAAACCAATGGCAAGCGCTTTCAGTTCTATGCACTCCCAACAGGCGTCAACACGCAGGTGATGGCAAGTGACCTCAACAAACAAACCGTCAACTTCCAGGCGACCGGTCCAGTGTACGAAGTCTTGAGCAATACACTCAGTACTACCAATGTAAAGAGAATGTAAATGGCAGAATTGGACACAAAGAAAGAAGCACCGCCCTCTCCCAATGGACATGGCGAGAGCGACGAGGATTTTCTTCAGCATATCATCTCGCAAGAGCCAGCGGAAGAAATTATCGATGTGCCTGAGTGGGGCAAAAAAGTGCTCTGCAAGGCGCTTTATGCGGAAGCTCGCATAAAAATCCAGGACTTGGCGTACAACCCGCAAACAGAACGCATGGACTACGCGCCATATGTGCATCTCATCGCGCTCTACGGTAGCTACAATCCGTCAACTGGCAACCGGGCGTTTTCGGAGGCACACGAACAGATGCTGGCAGATCCGCGCCACGCCGGGGCTGTTGTGCGTCTGGCGTCTGTCATCTTGCGGCTTTCTCGCATGGTGTCGTTCGGCAATGACGTGGAGCAAGCCAAAAAAAAATAGAGGAAAGCCCGTACCTCTATGACAGTTACCGTCTGATGGAACGACTGGACTATAAACATGTTCAGGACGTTTGGCGGGACCGGACAGGCGGCGAACTTGCCGGATTGCGCGGATATTTGCAGGTGGATGATGAAGTGCAGATGCAGCGCATGACACTGGCATTCATGCATGCATTGATGCGGGTAGGAGGCATACAGCCGCAACATCCACCGGAACCGCCAAAAAAAGTCATCGATACCACTGACCCGGCTTTCTTGAAGAATTTTAAAGGTTTCATCAGAGAAAAGCCACCAGCACAGAACTGAGAAGAGAGGAGGTGAGACAAGAATATGGCAGATACCGATGCGGGCAACGTCAAAGCGAAAGCGTCCATAGAATACGATCCCTCTGGGATGAAGCAATTTAAAGAGGACTTAGCTTCGTTGCCTCAAATGGTTGGAGGTCTCGGGCAAAATGCAGGGCAAGCAGGCAAGGAACTTTCTGGGCTTGATGAGCAGATGGAGAAGAATGCTGCTAGCTCAAAAACTCTTTCCTCTGCCATAGAAGAGCTTCCAAAGATGATGCAGAGTGGCACGCCTGCTATTGTTGAGATGACGGATGCGTTAAAAGAGCATCGACCCGCCATAGAAGAGACCGGTGCGGCGTATGAGTCATTCTCTGAGAATGTGCAGAAGGCATCGAAGACTCTGAGAGATGGGCTGGAAAGTGCCAATCTCCAAAATGCCAATTTGAATACCGTTGCGGAAATGTGGAATGACCCTGCCCCCTTTGAGATGCTCCAACAACATCTGCAAACAACCGGACAA